TCCGGGAAGGCGGCGACACCGACGACGTCGTAGCTGAACGGCGTGATGTCTTCGTCGCCGAAGATGACCGCGCTCCCGAGCGGATCCTCGCGCTCGGTCAGCGCCATCCGGTACTGCTGGACCTGATTCTCGTTCATGTAGACCCGCGGTTCGAACCGGTCGCTCCGCAGGTACTTGTTGGGCATCGCCTGAATCGACTCGTTGAACAGCGCGGTGTCGACCGGCTGCGGGTTGCCGTTGGCGTCCGTGTGGTCGTACGTGGCTGTGTCCGTGGAGTTCGCGAGGATCTTCAGCCAGCCGTCGTTCTGGTTGAGGAAGTTGTTGGTGTCGGACTCGTCGCCATTGATGGCGAGGTCCTGGGTGTCGACCGCGAACTGGCGGGCGAGCATGTCGAGCACGATCTCGTCGACGTTGTCAAGCGTGTCGTCGACGGCCTCCCGGCTGAGATCGTAGGCGAGTGTGCCCTTCTCGACGTCGAGGCTGACGGCGTCCGTGTTGACGTCAGCCGACCCGTCGTTACCGCTACCTTCCGCGGAGGCGCGGCGCATGCGTTCGCCGACGCTGATGCGGGGCAGGTCCATCTGGGGCCGCGGCAGGTCTTCCGTGCGCGCGTTCTGGAGCATGGTCGCCGAGTCGACGACCTTCTCGTACCATTCTTCGAACAGGTCGCGCGGCAGCACGCCGCCCGCCATGTCGGTCGTGTCGAGCTTCTCGAGTGCCTTCTCGTTCTGGGTTCGCGTGGACGTGATGGTCATCGGTGGTTACCTCTTGGCCTTCCGCGGGTCGAGCGTGAACCCGGTGTCCTTCTCGTTCGCTTCGCCAGCACCCTTGCCGAGCTGCTGAGTATCGGTGCCGGTCTGCGTCGAGATCGTGTCGATGCGCTCGGCGTTCTTCTCCTGCTGGGCCTGGAGCTCCTTCGCCCACTCGGGGGCGTCCTCCCAAGCATCCTTCTCCTCGCCGCCGGGCTCGTCGTCGGCCGTGATCTCTTCGATGCGCTTGCTGTTCTCGTCCTGGCTGTCCCGCAGGTCCTTCGCCCACTCGGGGGCGTCGTCCCACGGGTCGTCGGTTTCACTCATAGTGGTGGTGTCGTCCGGCGTGTCGCCGCCGGCAGCGGATTCAAAAGGCGGTCCGTCCGTCCCTGCACTCTCCTCACCTTCGTCTGTGTTCTCGTCGTCTTCGTCGGGGTCCGGCCACTCGCGCGCCGAGTGCTCCGAGAGATCGAACGCGGTATCGTCGCGGTCGGTGAACCGCGTCATGCCGTGGTCGACACCAGCGTCGTGGAGAATGTCCAGGCTGGCGTCGATCGTGGCGTACAGACTCTCACGGTTCTGGCGAGAGAGCGTGCGGCCCTCCTTGGCGAGCGGATTTGCCTGCAACCCGGACGCGCCGAACAGCGTCTTCGCTGCTTTCGCGTTCAGCGTGTCCATCTGCTCGATGGTGTTGCCCGTCGCCTGTTCGAGGTCGCTGATGCTCCCGTAGATGCTGACGTGCGGCTCCTCCAACTCGTCGGGGAACACCTCGTTTCGCCAGTCAACGTACACGTCGCTGTTTGGGAAGTCGACACCGATCCCGAGGACCTCGTCCTCGTAGCTCTCGGCCGCGTCCGCTGGGGCGACGACGCGGAAGATATCGGCCTCGAAGTCGTCTTCAGCTTTCTCCCGACCGCGGTCTTTCCGCGGGGCGGCATCCAGGGCCTCGGACATCGTCTGGTCGTCATCGGACCCGGTGAGCGCCGAGAGGAACGCCTTGCCAGCGCGGGCGAACATCGACTTCGTGCCCGGCTCACCAGCGCCCTCAACGTCGACCGCCCGGTTGAGGTACTCCCACAACCGTTCGGCCTCCGCCTCGGAGTGGCCGCGGCCTTGGGCTTCTTCGAGGAAGCCGTCGCGGTTGCCGAGGTGGTCGGACAGCCGCTTCTCGGCGTCGGCTTTCGTTTCGAGGATCATCGCGTCCGGCACGGCCGGGATGTCCACGGCGGACACCTCGTGGATGATCGCGTTGACGAGTTCCCAGACGAGTTCGTCGTCGTCGATCTCGTCCGGGACTCGAATCTCGTCATCGAGGTCGTCCTGTTCGTAGGGGCCGCCCCAGTTGACGTTGATCGCGCCAATCGAGTAGCCTTCGAGGATGCCGTCGTCGACGAGGCTCCAGAGCTCGTCGTCGTCGAACTGCCAGCTCTGGATCCACGCGCCCTCGGGCGCGGTCGTGCCGCCGATCTCCGTGGGCTCGTCGAGCACCTCGTTCCGTTCGAGACTGATGTGGTCGCTCGGCCAGACGGCGTGCATGACGCCGCCGTCGGCTTCGCCCACATCCTCGAAGTTCTCGAACTGTTCGGCGAACGCCTCGATGGTGTCAGGCTGGACGAAGTCGCGCTGGAGGTCGACCGCGTTCGGCACCATCACGATGCCGGTGGCGATCTGTTGGTCGTCGTCCTTGGCGGTGAACTCGACGCGTTTGGTGACCTGTTCAGCCTTCTGTTCGGACATGTGTTAGTCCTCGTTCGTGTCGTCGGCGGCGTCGGCGTCGGCGTCCGTGGTCTTCCCGAGCTTCTGGGCGTGACCGGTCGAGAGGGAGCCGCGCTTCTCGCCGCGCTCTTTGTCACTATTGCTTGCCATCGTAGAATCCCGGTCAGGCCTTGCGTCCAGGGGAGTCGGGGCTCCCTAGGTCATCGGGAACAGCAGTCGTCAGTCAGTTAGTCAGCACTTCTTCCGGCCGCTTCGCCTTGTCGTCGAGGTAGAGGTCTGCCGAACCCTTCTCACACCGGATGCCATGATAGAGGACACCCCATTCTGTAAGCCGGGCCGCTATTTTCGCGGCTTCGGACCACGGGCGGGCAGTCCATACGATGACGACTCCACCGCTGTGGTAGTGTCTACGAACGTACTTGACGAGGTCTGGGTCCGGCGCTTCTCGTTCATCGTCCCACCACGCTACCGGTCCATCGGTGAGTGTCTCGTCGAAGTCGACCATCAGACGGTCCGTCATAGGGGAACGTCGTCCGGGACATCTTCCGAGCCGGGGCTCGGACCTTCCGGGAGGCGGTCGTGGTGGTTCGTGATCTCGATGTAGCCGTACTCGAGGCGGATGTTCTCGTAGTGATAACTCCCCGCCGACCCCGCACTCGTGAGCGCCTCCCAGACCGCCGCCGGGACATCAACGTATGCGTAGACGGAGTTCTGGCCGTCGTCGCGCTGGAACGAGAGGAACAACTCGCGTTCGCCGAAGTCGTAGAGCCCCTCGTGTAGATTCGACGAGTTGAACTGCGTTTGCTCGATCGGGTCCTTGTCAACGTCAATCCCGAGTTCGGCGCGCTCGCCGAGCTTATTCTCCGTTGGTGGGCGGTGCGCCTCAACCGCGAGGTCGGCGTCGCGGTCGCGCCAGTCCTGGGTGCCGCCGAGGTTGAGGAGGAGGGTGTCGCCGTCGACGGGATGGTCCTCGGGGAGCGGGCCGAATCCGGCTTCCTCGCGGGCCTCGTCGACGGTGACTGCGCGACCCGCTGCCGTGACGCGCTGGCGCGCTACCCGTGCATTCTTCTCGGGACGGTCTGCACCACGGAGCTCGAACTGGATTGTCCAGTCGTCAACGTCGAGCGCCGTCTGGTGGAGGATCTTGTAGAGCCGCGCCTCGAACTTTTTCTGCTCGGGCGCGATGACATCTTCGGCGAACTCGCGGACTTGCTCTTTCGAGTTCGCGCGGTTCGACGTGTCTGTGACGTTGATGAGGATCGGCGGGACCTCGTGGACTTTCGCGATCTCGTGTTCGTTGCGCTCGCGGAACGCCTGGAACTCCATGTCGAGGTCTTCGCCGGCCCCGAGCGGCTCGAGGCTAATTTCGAGCTCGGTGCCGTCCTCGCCGGTCAGGTCGCGTTCGCGCTGGAACTCCTCGACCTCAAGGACGGCCGTCCGATACCGACTCCCCTTGAGATTGTCCATCAGGTTCCGGAGTTCATCCTTCGAGTCCTCCGTGAGCGTGCCGCCGGTGACCTTCACGACGTAGTAGGGGATGCCGAGGTTGTCGAAGA